ACCGGATGGCCGCGCGATTTTTTTTGGTGGGCCCGCAACCAATCAGATGACGCGCTGAAAGCTTAAATAAATTTCCCGCTGTTATAAATACTTAGTGCCTAAGTATCCGCTTTGAAAATGTGGGATCCACTTGTAAACGAGTTTCCCGAAACGGTTCACGGGTTTCGGTGCATGCTTTCTATCAAATATCTTCAGTTACTCTCTGAAGGTTATTCTCCTGATACGGTTGGTTATGATCTAATACGTGAATTAATTTCAATTGTGCGTTCCAGGAATTATGTCGAAGCGTCCTGCAGATATCGTAATTTCTACCCCCGCGTCGAAGGTGCGTCGTCGTCTGAACTTCGACAGCCCTTACTCAACCCGTGTAGCTGTCCCCACTGTCCGCGTCACAAAATCTCGCATGTGGGCGAACAGGCCCATGAATCGCAAGCCCAGAATGTACAGGATGTACAAAAGCCCTGATGTTCCTCGTGGATGTGAAGGCCCGTGTAAAGTCCAGTCGTATGAAGCCCGTCATGATGTAGCCCATGTAGGTAAGGTACTGTGTGTGTCTGACGTTACCCGTGGTAATGGGCTGACCCATCGTGTTGGTAAGAGGTTTTGTATCAAGTCGATTTACGTTCTGGGCAAGGTCTGGATGGATGAGAACATCAAGAAGAAAAATCACACTAACACTGTTATGTTTTTCTTAGTTCGTGATCGGAGACCGTTTGGGACTCCCCAAGATTTCGGTCAGGTGTTTAATATGTATGATAATGAGCCTAGTACTGCCACTGTGAAGAACGATAATAGAGATCGTTTCCAGGTTTTGCGTCGATTTCAGGCAACGGTTACTGGTGGAGACTATGCGTGTAAAGAGCAAGCTTTAGTTAGGAAGTTTATGAAAGTTAACAATCATGTCACTTATAATCATCAGGAGGCAGCGAAGTATGATAACCATACTGAGAATGCGTTGTTGTTGTATATGGCATGTACTCATGCCAGTAACCCTGTGTATGCTACTTTGAAAATCAGGATCTACTTCTATGATTCTCTTCAAAATTAATAAAGATCGAATTTTATTTCTGAATTCATGTCTACATACATTGTTTGTTCTATTTTGTTCCATAATACATGATTGACAGCTCTAATAATTGAATTAATTGAGATTACACCGAGATTGTTGAGATATTTGAGGACTTGGGTTTTGAATACCCTTAAGAAAAGACCAATCGGAGGGTGTAAGGTCGTCCAGATTCGGTAGGTCAGAAAACACTTGTGCACTCCCAGAGCTCTCCGAAGGTTGTAGTTGAATTGGATTCTGATTGTTATGATGTCCATGTTCATCGTGAATGGACGGTTGTCGTGGCTTAGGATCTTGAAATAGAGGGGATTTTGAACCTCCCAGATATAGGCGCCACTCCATGCTTGAGCTGCAGTGATGGGTTCCCCTGTGCGTAAATCCATGGTTGAAACAGTTGATTGATAGGTAATAAGAACACCCGCATTCAAGATCTACTCTCCTCCTCCTGTTGCGTATCTTCGCTTCCCTGTGCTGTACTTTGATTGGAACCGGAGTACAGTGGTCCTTCGAGGGTGACGAAGATCGCATTCTTGAGAGTCCAGTTCTTTAATGCTGTGTTTTTTTCCTCGTTGAGGAATTCTTTATAACTGCTGTTTGGACCAGGATTGCACAGGAAGATTGTCGGTATCCCGCCTTTAATTTGAACTGGCTTTCCGTACTTTGTGTTGCTTTGCCAGTCCCTTTGGGCCCCCATGAATTCCTTGAAGTGCTTGAGGAAGTGCGGATCTACGTCATCAATGACGTTGTACCAGGCTTCATTGCTGTAGACCTTTGGGCTTAGATCCAGATGTCCACACAGATAATTGTGTGGGCCTAGTGACCTAGCCCACATCGTCTTCCCGGTACGACTGTCTCCCTCAATCACTATACTCATTGGTCTTAGGGGCCGCGCAGCGGCGTCGACGACGTTCTCCGACACCCACTCTTCAAGTTCTTCTGGAACTTGATCGAAAGAAGAAGAAAGAAAAGGAGAAACATAAACCTCCAACGGAGGTGTGAAGATCCTTTCTAAATTAGCATTTAGATTATGAAATTGTAAAACATAATCTTTGGGTGCTAACTCTTTAATCACATTAAGAGCCTCTGACTTACTGCCTGTGTTAAGTGCTGCGGCGTAAGCATCATTGGCTGATTGTTGTCCCCCTCTTGCAGATCGTCCGTCGATCTGAAACTCTCCCCATTCGAGGGTGTCTCCGTCCTTGTGGATGTAGGACTTGACGTCGGAGCTGGATTTAACTCCCTGGATGTTTGGATGGAAAAGTGCTGACCTGGTTGGGGATACCAGGTCGAAGAATCTGTTATTCTTGCACTGGTATTTCCCCTCGAACTGAATAAGCACGTGGAGATGAGGGTTCCCATTTTGGTGGAGCTCTCTGCAGATTTTGATGTATTTTTTATTTGTTGGGGTTTCTAGGTTTTGAAGTTGTGAAAGTGCTTCTTCTTTAGTTAAAGAGCACTCAGGATATGTAAGAAAATAATTTTTGGCATTTATTTTGAATTTATTTGGGGGAGCCATTGACTAGTCAATTGGTGTCTCACAAACTTAGCTATGCAATCGGTGTCTGGGGTCTTATTTATAGGTAGACACCAAATGGCATTTTCGTAAATCCTCAAAGAATTTCAAAATCTTACGCTCCAAAAAGCGGCCATCCGTCTAATATT